CGCGGAAGTGGCTTTGAGCGCGACGTATCAGCAACGAACCGCGGCGTGATGATTTTCAATGACAGTCCAAAAGGCCTGAGAAACTTGAAGAAGCGCACCGGCGCGCTCGAGGCAGCTCTTCCGAACTCAATCGCAAAGAACGCCGCCAACGAAGGCTTGTACGTTCCGGCCATGTCGTCCGCCGATGAGGCCAACCAAGGCATTGCCACGACGCGCGCCTTGCAGGCCTTCGTGGATGCCCCTGAGCAGGCCGCCCTGAACGTCGGCGAGTCGGAAGGCGTGCGCGACATCATCAAGAAGAAAATCGAGCGCGACGAGGCGCGCGGCGGCGCGCGGCCGGACATCCAAGAGATGCGCCGGTTCTTCGCCGAGGCCGACTGGCCGAAGGCTGTCAAGCTGATGCGCCAGGGCATGACGCCTGCGGCGGCCCTTGCGGCGCTCGGCTACAGCATCACCGCAATGGCAGATGACGCACCGCCGGATGTCCCGGTAGCGGAGGAGAAGCGGCAGTGACCCGCAAGAGCTATGTGTACGACGAGCAGCTCGGCCGGATGGTCGAGCGCACCCGCGAGCCGCCCCAGCGCGCGAACGCCCTGAACCACCTCGGCGGTCTGTGGGGCGACCGTCATTACGACGGGATGCGCGCCACCGACGGCGCCGACATCAGCTCGCGCAAAAAGCACCGCGAGTACATGAAGCGTACGGGCCTGACCACTGCCGACGACTTCAAGGACACCTGGGCGAAAGCCCGGCAGCAGCGCGACGAGTACTACACGCGGGGCGGCAGCGTCCGGCGGCAGGACATCGTCGCGACCATAGAAAGACTCCAGAGCAGGAGATAAAAAATGGACGAGACCACCACAAGCCTCCGGGACACCATCGCGGAGGTGGTCGAGAGTACCGCTCCCGAGCCCAGCCCGGCCCCCGCCAGCGACAACCTAGAGCTGCCCCTCGAGGGAGGCTCACCAGAGCCCACAGAATCGCCCACAGCGAACGCTTCGCGCGCGCGTGACGAGCAGGGGCGGTTCGCCCCGAAAACTGCCAAGGCGGCCGCCGAGGAGCCCCAGGCGGAGCCGGTCGAGCAGGCACAGGAGCCGGAGGGTATCCAGCCCGGCCCCAAGGCAGGCCCGAAGACGGATTACTCCGAGCGCCCGCCGGCGTCCTGGCGCCCGAACGTGCGCGAGCACTGGGCGGCGCTGCCGGCCGAGGTCCGGGCTGAGGTTGCCCGGCGCGAGCAGGAGGTCCAGCGCACGCTGCAGGAGACCGCCGAGGCCCGCAAGTACGTCGAGGCCATCAACCGCGTCGTGGCCCCCTATGAGATGTTCATCCGGGCCGAGAACAGCAACCCGCTACAGGCCATCGACAACATGATGGCCACCGCCGCCCGGCTGCGCACTGGGACCGGGCCGGAGACGGCCGGGCTCATCGCGCAGCTGGTGAGCCAGTTCGGCGTGGGCCGGTTCGGGGCGCAGTTCATCGAGCAGCTCGACTCCGCGCTCGCCGGGCAGCAGCCGCGGCAGGATCCGACGCAGGTCGCGGTGCAGCAGGTGGTGCAGCAGCAGCTGGCGCCGGTGCAGCAGTTCATGTCGCAGTTCCAGCAGGCGCAGCAGGTGCAGCGCCAGCGCGCGCAGGAAGCGGCGCAGGGCGAGGTCGCGAGCTTCCTCGAGCAGGCCGAGTTCGGCGAGGACGTCCGCGAGGAGATGGCGGACATCATCGAGCTCGCGCAGAAGCGCGGCCGGCAGGTCAGCCTGCAGGAGGCCTACCAGCAGGCCTGCCTGGTGCACCCGGACGTCCGCGCGACCCTGCAGGCGCGAGCGAAGGCCCGCGGCGCGCAGGCCACGACCGGGGCCGCGCAGCGCGCCCGAGCGGCCGCGGTGAGCGTCACCGGGGCCCCCGCGGTGAACGCCCCGGCGGCCCAGGCGAGCGACGTCCGCTCGGCCATCGAAGCGGCTATTGCAGCGAACTCAAGGTAATTGTAGAGAGACACCCATGGGCGACTCCGGTCGCCCATGATGAGTGCGCCACGCAAGCACCGCAGCCACCGCTGACTCCCAGGAGCCTCACGGCCCACCTGGCCCAAAACGGACTGAACAGGTTCGAGCCGGCCACCGAAAACGGGCGGGGATTAGTCCCCAAGGTTCATTTTCTGTGGGAGTTTTATCATGGCCTTCGCCAATACGTCCGTCACGGACATCATCGCGACGACGATCCAGTCGCGCAGCAAGCAGATTGCGGACAACGTCACCAAGAACAACGCGCTCCTCGCGCGTCTCAACCAGCGCGGCAACGTGCGCACGATCTCGGGTGGCAACACCATCCTTGAGGAGCTGAGCTTCGCCGAGAACGGCAACGCCGGCTTCTACTCCGGCTACGACCTGCTGCCGGTCGCGACGCAGGATGTCATCTCGGCCGCCGAGTTCAGCATCAAGCAGCTCGCCTGCCCGGTCGTCATGTCCGGCCTCGAGATGCTGCAGAACAGCGGCAAGGAAGCCTTCATCGACCTGCTCGAGGCGCGCATCAACGTCGCCGAGGCGACGATGGCCAACAAGCTGGCCCAGTCGGTCTACTCCGACGGCACGGGCAGCTCGGGCAAGGAAGTGACGGGCCTGAACGCTGCCGTCCCGGCGGCGCCGACGACCGGCACCTACGGCGGCATCGACCGCGCCACCTGGACCTTCTGGCGCTCGGCTCTGTACGACTTCTCGGCCAACACCGTGACGCCGTCGGCCACGACCATCCAGAACGGCCTGAACACGCTGTGGTCCTCGCTGGTCCGCGGCGCTGACCGTCCGGACCTCGTGATCCTCGACAACACCTACTGGAGCTACTACATGGGCTCCCTGCAGGCGTTGCAGCGGTTCAGCGACCCGTCTACCGGCAACCTCGGCTTCCCGACGCTGAAGTTCATGGACGCGGACGTTGTCCTCGACGGCGGCATCGGCGGCTACTGCCCGTCGGCGACCGGCTTCATGCTGAACACGAAGTACCTGTCGCTGCGTCCCCACAAGGACCGCAACATGGTCAGCCTGTCGCCGAACAAGCGCTACGCGATCAACCAGGATGCGGAGGTCCAGATTCTCGCCTGGGCCGGCAACCTGACTTGCCGCGGTGCGCAGTTCCAGGGCCGCATCCAGAACTGATTTGGTGGGCCTGTGGTGGGTCACCCTTCCCCTCGGGTGGGGTGACCCTCCTGAGGGGCCTTTTGGCACGAAGAGGTACTCATCATGGCGATTTCTTACGTCACCGACGGCTGCATCGCGGACGCGACTGCCAGCCAGGCCGATGGTGCGCTCAGCACCGGGATCGGCGTCGGCGCCAGCACTTCCGGCCCCAAGGCGGAGCAGGGCGTCACCGCTGCGGCTTTCACTGCGGCGCGCATCGGCGATGCGACTGCCGGCACCGTCTACGCTCTCGGCGCCGCTTACGGCGCGTCGAAGGGCACCCGCTACGTTCAGGCATCCGGCTCTGTGGCCAACGGCGCTGCCGTGACCGCCGGCTGGGTGAACCGCTCCGGCCGCACGATGGCAACCGGCGACTACTGCTGGGCCGTCGCGGCTTAATCATAAGAAGGAAAACTACCTGTGAACTCCACCACACCTACTGATTTCGACGCGCTCACTCCGGCGGCGGGACTCGACGAGTCCCGCTTCGCCGGCGACGACCGTCTGTTTGTCACGTTCTCGCGCAAGCCTGTGATGCAGCCTGGTCCGAGCCGCGAGGCTGGCCGCGCCATCTACAAGGAGCTCGACTTCATCCGCATCATGGTGCCGGGCGACAAGCTCAGCATCGTCGAGCGGCCCGTGGACGAGATCGACCGCCGCCGCTTCGCGTCGAAGTACGAGAAGTGGCTCGCGACTCAGAGCAACGCCATTGAGGGCACGCCGCTCTCGTCGCTGCCGTCCATGACGCAGGCCAAGGTCGAAGAGTACAAGTTCTTCGGCATCCACACCGTCGAGCAGCTCGCCGGCGCGGCGGACTCGGTCGGGCAGCGCTTCTTCGGATTCAACGAGGACAAGCGCCGCGCGAACGCGTTCATCGAGGTCGCAAAGGGCAACGCCCCGCTCGAGAAGATGAACGAGGAGCTGAAGAAGCGCGACGCGGACATCGAGGAGCTGCGTGCGCAGCTTGCCTCGCTGACGCGGCAGGCCGGCAAGCAGCGAAAGGTAGATCCGGACGCTGAAGCGGCCTAAGGAGGTTGGGTGGCTTTCCTGCTCGTAAACGACACGACGCTCTCGGCAGTTGTCCAGAACGTCGCCGCGCTGGTCAGCTACCCGGTCCCTTCAGACCCTGCGGGGGACACTGACCCCGCGGTGCAGCAGATGGTCCAGGCCGTCAACCTTGCCGGCCTCGACCTGCTTGCGATGCATGACTGGCAGGAGCTGACCAAGCCCTACAGCCTCAGCATCACCGCGGACACTCCGGGGCAGACCGAGAAGGCCTTTAATCTGCCCGAGGACTTCTACGAGTTCCTCGACCAGACCCAGTGGAACACCTCGATGCAGTGGCCCTGCATCGGCCCGGTCTCGCCGCAGCAGTGGCAGCAGCTCATCGTGCGGCAGACGCTGCCGACGCTCTCGTTCTACTGGCAGGTGCGGGGCAACCGGCTCTACATCCTCGCGCCGCCGACCGACACGCAGACGCTGACGTTCTACTACCAGAGCGTCGCATGGGTCACGGACGGCGACGACCCGACCACCTACAAGAACCGCGCCACCAAGAACGCCGACACGATCCTGCTCGACAGCGTTCTGGTGACGCAGCTCACCCGCGTGAAGTGGCTCGAGATGAAGGGCCTCGACAGCAGCGCGGCGATGCGCGACTTCCAGGTAGCCTTCGAGAACCGCAAGGGCAACGAGCGCGGCGCCAACGTGCTGAGCATGGTTGGCAACCAGATCAACCCGCTCATCAACCCGTACCGCAACATTCCCGACACCGGCTTTGGAGCCTAAGCCATGCCGCTGGTGCCTCTCGCCGGGTGGAAGACTCCGCGCCGGGCGGCAGCTGCTCAGGTGTCGCAGTCGGTGCTGGTGCCGGCGCCCACGGGCGGGCTCAACTACCGCGACCCCATCGTGGCGATGCAGCCGCAGGACGCGCTGGTGCTGGAGAACCTCATCCCGAGGCAGACCGGCGTCGAGCTGCGCAGCGGCTGGCAGTACCACAGCGCGACGACCGCCGCGACTATCCGCAGCATCTTCGCGTACAACGCGCTGAGCAGCGCCAACAGCAAGCTGTTCGCGGGCTCGAGCGGCAAGATCTACGACATCACGACGAGCACGCCGTCGATTTCCGTCGCAAGCACCAGCTCGACCGACATCTGGTCCACGGCGCACTTCTCGACCACCGCCGGGCTGTTCCTGCTCGCGGTCTCGCCTGGCGCTGGTTACTACACCTACGACCCCACCGGCGGCTGGATTCTGCGCACGCCCGCGGGCCTGCCGGCGAACCCGACCAGCGTCGCGGTGTTCAAGAACCGCATCTGGTTCACCATTCAGAAC